ATTTGTCAACATTTGATTCTGATGGTTTTACATTAACTGCTGGTTCGACAAACAACGACACATTCAATGGTAGTGCAAGTTCAATGGTGTCTTGGAACTGGAAAGCCAACGGCTCTGGCGTAACCAACACATCAGGCTCTATCACTTCAACAGTAAGCGCAAACACTACGAGTGGGTTTTCGATTGTTACTTACACAGCAACTGGAAGTGTTGCCACAATTGGTCATGGCTTAGGTGTTGCGCCATCAATGGTGATATTAAAAGGTAGAAGCGGTACAACTGATTGGTTTGTTTATCATTCTTCTTTGGGTGCAACCAATGGTATTTATTTAAACCAAACTGGTGCTCAAATTACATCAGCAAACTTCTGGAATAACACAGCACCAACATCTTCTGTATTTACTGCTGGCACGGGTGTTGGCGGTAGCGGTGTAACAATGGTTGCCTACTGCTTTGCTGAAGTAGCAGGGTATAGCAAGTTTGGCTCTTACACAGGCAATGGTTCTACTAATTTTATTTACACAGGCTTTAGACCTGCTTATGTGTTAATCAGAAGAACTAATGTTGCCGCAGGTTGGGGAATAATTGATTCATCCAGAAATCCGTATAACTCAGCAAATATTTATTTAAATGCTAACGATTCTGGTGCTGATGGTGTTGGTACAGCAGGTTCACAATATGTAGATTTATTGTCTAATGGCTTTAAATGTTTGGATGCTTCTGGAGGATTTAATGCTAGTGGCGACAACTACATTTTCATGGCCTTTGCTTCTGCACCTTTTAAATACGCTCTTGCACGATAGGACTCAATATGTACGCATTTGTAAAAAACGGAAACGTAACCCAAGTTGGAGAACTTGTTGTTCTCTCAGCAGGTTTGTTTGTTCAACCAACTGGTGACGCATACCACGCATGGGCTTACGAGCACGGCGTGTTTCCCATCGTCGAAGGTGAACAAAAAGATCAACGCTTCTACTGGGTGACCTTCGACCAATACACGTTTGACGTGGACAAGGTTGTTCGCACCTACACCAACACTCCCAAGGCTTTGGAAGACGTCTCAGAGACGCCTGAAGGCGCTACAGAGCCTGTGGTGACCAAGGGCCTCAAGTCACAATGGGTCGCTCAGGTTAAGGCTACAGCAGGCTCTATGTTGGCTCCTACCGACTGGACGGTGATCCGCAAGGCAGAGCGTAACGTGGACATTCCTGAAGACGTAGCTACAGCCCGTGCCGCTATTGTTGCCGAATGCACACGCCTTGAAGCTGACATTACTGCCGCCGCTGACGTGGAGGCTTTCATTGCTGTTGTTCAAGCTCAAAACTGGACAGCGTAATGGACTCAACAGAGACAAAGCTTGCTGTACACGAAGCCATCTGCACGGAGCGGTACAACAGTATTGACCGCTCTTTGCGTGATGGGGACAAGCGCATGACGAAGATCGAGTACCTCTTGTATGCGGTGATGATCTGTGTGCTGTTTGGCCCCGGCGTCGCTGGCGAGTTTGTTAAAAAGATTTTGGGTCTCTGACATGCAGGACTGGGCTGAAGCAATCATCTTTGCCTCAGTCATAGTCGCCTTCATTGTGTGGGGGACTTTTACGATTTTGTGGATGTGGGGCTAATTTGTTAAATGCGTTGGCTTCTTCTTCCACTGTTGCTAGTTTTGGCAGGGGCCACCGCGAATGAGCGATGTATTGTTGCGGACTTCTATGGGCTGAGTTGGATCGGTGAACCTGCTCTTCGTCATTCGCAGTTATCCATGTGGTTAACTACAAATGGCAATAGTTGCAGTACTGATCAGTTGTTGGTTATTTGGAACAACTTGGCGATGTGGGCTGGGACGGCAGATTCGTCAGAGGTCAGGGCAAAGGTTTTGTATTTCTATGCGAGGGCGGCTGAACGTGAGAAGAAATGATCCAGCTACGCAAATGGTATCCGTTTGTGTTCCCCACGCCCTACGATGTAAAGGCCATAGCCGCTGAAAAGCGAGCCGAACGGTTGGAATATGAATACAAGTTGGCTGTTGAAGCCGAGAAGGTAAACAAGGCAGTTGACGCACTTGAGATTGAGTTGTACAACAAACGGGCACGACAAAACACGATTGAGTTAGAAATATTTAACAACACACGACGCTTTGACAAATACGTATGAACAAACCAACACGCCAACCACGGAAGCCACAACTGGAAGTGAAAGACAAACTAACGCTGTGGGTGACCCTAATGGTCAGCGCAACCCTGTGCATCTCCGTCTTGGCTATGGTAATCGCCTTTATGCTTGGCCTATGGGCCAAAGAAGTGGACAACGGGGAGATCTTCAAAATGATTTCACCCGCTTTTTCTACTCTTATCGGCGGCATGATTGGGTTCCTGTCTGGTATCAAACTCATGCAAAATGAAGAAACTAAAAAGGACTCCAAATGCTAACCTTACTATCCACTTTAATCTCGTTCTTGATGGGCGGTTTGCCTAAGATTTTAGAGTATTTCCAAGGCCAACAAGACAAAAAACACGAGTTGGCTTTGGCGCAGTTACAGATAACACGTGAGCTTGAACTGCGCAAAGCAGGCTTTGAGGCTCAAGAGCGTGTAGAGCATATTAGGTCAGAGCAATTGGCAACGGAAAGCGCGGCCAATACGCAACAAATCTTGATTGGCGCACAACAAGCTGAGATGCAAGCCATCTACGCTCATGACATGGGTTTGAATGAAGGCACCAGCCAGTGGATGAAGAACTTACGGGCTAGCGTACGTCCAGTTATTACTTATGGTTTCTTTTTCTTGTTGATGTTTGTGGATATTGCTGGTTTCTGGTACGGGTACTACATGAGCGTCCCCTTTGATGACATGCTCAACATGCTTTGGGACTCTGATACTCAAGCTTTATTTGCATCCATCATTGCTTTTCACTTTGGCGGTCGGGCATTCGGGAAATGAACGTCTCCCCTAAAGCCACTGAGATGATCAAGCACCACGAAGGTGTAAGATACAAACCATACCAGTGCCCCGCAAAATTATGGACTATAGGAGTCGGACATGTACTTTATCCTGATCAAGGCAAAATGCCAATCGATCAAAGAGGCAATTACCAGCTTCGTCAAGAAGATAATCGCCAGTTTTCCAAAGAAGAAGTAGATGCTATTCTTAGAAACGATTTGCAACGATTCGAACGTGGGGTGCATACTTTCTGTCCTGTCCCTCTTACACAGGGTATGTTTGATGGCCTTGTTAGCTTTGCTTTTAACGTGGGTCTTGGGACACTCCAGCGTTCAACGCTTCGCCAAAAACTGCTTCGAGGCGATAAGGCAGGCGCTGCCGAAGAGCTTTTAAAATATTGCATGGCCGGAGGTAAAATTCTTAAAGGCTTGCAAAAGCGTAGAATTGATGAACGAGCCTTGTTTTTGTCGTGAAAAAATCTTATATCTTTATTATTGAGAGGTGATTAAAATGGCAACCAGTAAGCCTGTTTGGGAAAAACAACGGCCAAAATCGTTAGGTAAGCCTAAGCCTCTTTCGCCGCAGAAAAAAGCGGCAGCAAAAGCAAGAGCCAAAGCAGCAGGCAGACCCTATCCTAACTTGGTTGACAATATGGCTATGGCAAAAAAGCGGAGTAAGTAAGCATGACAACTGCCGCAGTAATGACCTATGACTCCTTGGTGGAGAATATCCAGTCTTATCTGGAGAGGAATGACGCCTCTACGTTGGCAAAGATTCCTCTTTTCATTATGTTGGCGGAGCAAATCATTGCAAGCCAAATTAAGTTTCTTGGCAACTTAACGGTCAACACCAGCACAATGACAGCTGGGCAAGCCACGATTGATAAGCCTGCCCGTTGGCATAAAACAGTTTCAATGAACATTACGGTAGATGGCCAACGCCAGCCTGTTTTGCTTCGTAAGTATGAGTACCTTCGCAATTACTGGCCTGACCCTGCTTCAACAGGCACGCCGCTGTACTATTGCGACTACGACTATACGCACTGGATGGTAGCACCTACGCCCAGTACGGCTTATAACTTTGAGGTACTCTATTATGAACGAGTTCAACCTCTGGATTCATCAAACCAGACCAATTGGTTTACTACCTACGCTCCGCAAGCCTTGCTCTACGGGTCCCTCCTGCAGGCTATGCCATTCCTTAAGAATGATGAGCGCATGCCAATGTGGCAACAAAACTACGAGCTAATCATGCAAACACTGATGGCTGAAGATAAGCTTCGTATTGCAGACCGCCAAGCCGTAGCCGTCGATAGTTAAGGACTAACATGAGCTATAACTCACCTTTCACAGGCAATGTCATTCAGCCGACGGACGTTTCCTACCGTGCTGTTACATTAAGCGCCAACACGCAGTTGAATTGGCCTATCAATGGTAATGCCACTGATGATTACGCCGCGCGGATTATGCAGGTTACAGCAACCACCACGGGCCTTAGCTTGTGGATGCCTCCTGCAAATCAAGCCTCTGTTGGCCAAGATGCGTTAATTCGTAATGTTGGTTCCAATACATTTACGGTTAAAGATTACGCCGGCACTAATACTATTACTTCAGTTGCAGCTGGTGAGTCTAAGTACGTCTACATCACGGCCAACCCCACAACCACTGGCACATGGGGCACTATTGCTTTTGGTACAGGCACATCCTCGGCGGACGCTGCCACTTTGGCAGGCTATGGCTTGGTTGCAGATGGGGCAACACTAAACCAAAGCCACCCTGCGCAGTCTCTTGTAAATGCAGGCACATTTGCCGACACAGATAGAGCGCAAACATCTATTTGGGCAGGCGGTGCAGGTACATATACATTGCCATCAGCCTCATCATTAGGGAATAACTGGTTTACGCTGTTTAAGAATAGCGGTACAGGCTCCATGGTGATCTCGGCTGCTGATAACATTGATGGCGCGTCCACAAAGACATTTGCCCCTACCGAGTCAGCTTTTATTGTCTCAACAGGCACAACGTTTATTACTGTTGGTTACGGCGTTAGCTCACAATTCTTTTATACGTCATTAGTTAAAGCGGTAACTACGGGCACGTATACCCTTAGTGCTAGTGAAGCGTCAAACACCATTCAAACTTATACAGGCACTTTGACGGGCAATGTAACAGTTGTATACCCCCCTGTAGTGAATTTGTATGTGATTAAGAATGCCACAACTGCGGGTGGGTATTTATTCACAGTTGGTACGGGTGTTGGAACATCAGTGACAATTCCTTCTGGCCAACAAGTAACTTTGGCCTGCGATGGAACTAACTTCTTTAATGCCAATACATCTCAAGCTGGTGCGGTAACAACTTTGAGTTTGTCTGACGGCACGGTTAGCACGCCTTCACTTAGCTTTGCGAGTGAGTCAAACACAGGTGTTTATCGTGCTGGTGCAGGCCAGTTCAACACTGCCATTTTAGGCGTATTACGCTCATCGCTTTCTGCAACAGGTTTAGCCATTGCGGGCGAAGGTTCTTTTTCTGGTGCGGTATCAGGCACAACAGGAACATTTACCACCGGCGTTGCTGGAGGTACCTTTTAATGACTAAAAAAGTCTTTGCTTTAGATACAAAACCCGGAATTCAACGGGATGGTACGGTATTTGACAAAGACTTTTATAACGATGGCCGCTGGGTTAGGTTCCAACGCGGCCGCCCTCGTAAAATAGGTGGCTACAGACAGATTACCGCAGGCTTATCAGGTCCTTCACGCGGTGTGTATGTTAATCCACAGCAAGGGTTTAATAACGTATTTAGCGGGCATTCTCAAGGCCTGCAGCTTTTGCCAATTGATAATAATGGCGTAGGCTCGGGCATTACGGATATGACCTTAACTGGCTTTACATCCAGTGACAATAATCTTTGGCAGTTTGATACGTTCTTTGATGGCACGGGCTCAGGCAATAATCTTTTGCTTGCACACCCAGGGCAAAACCTTGCACTAATCGATAACAACATCAACACCCCAGTTCTTGGTGGCGCCATTAACGGGACTAGCTTAAGCCCAATTGGCGTATTTACTGCCGTTGCAGCAACTGTCACCAATACTTCAGCAACCATTACTATGTCGGCTGCCAATACGCAAATTGGCGCAGGCCAAAAAGTATCAGGCACAGGCATTCCATCTGGCGCAACCGTAATATCCATTGCTTCCACAACATTGACAATCTCAGCGCCTGCCACTGCAACAGGTAGTAATATCACACTAACATTTGATAACCAGATTTCAGTATCCGGTGGAGTTGTGGCGTTGCACCCTTACGTGTTTGTCTACGGCAATGACGGTCTAATTAAGAATTGCTCAGCCGGAAACGTACAAGATTGGGTATCTGCTGATGCCAACGAGGTCTCAGTGGCCACCGGCAAGATTGTCCAAGGATTACCTGTACGCGGCGGCTCGAATGCACCATCGGGCCTCTTTTGGAGTTTGGATTCTTTAATTAGGGTGTCATTTATTGGCGGTACAGGCTCTCCACCGCAATACTGGCGGTATGACCTTATTACAAGTCAGTCATCTATTCTCTCAAGCCAGTCGGTTATTGAGTACGATGGCGTGTATTATTGGTGTGGCGTTGATCGATTCTTGCTTTACAACGGCGTTGTGAAAGAGATCCCCAATACTTACAATCAAAACTACTTCTTTGATAACTTAAACTACGCTCAGCGTGAAAAAGTTTGGGTTTCAAAGATACCAAGGTTTGGCGAGATTTGGTGGTTTTACCCTGAAGGCAACGCCACCGAGTGCACCAATGCAATTATCTACAATACACGTGAAAATGTGTGGTACGACGCAGGTTTTGCAACAGGCTCTCAGCGTTCTGCAGGCTACTTTTCACAGGTTTTCCATTACCCTATTGCAGCTGAGTGGAATACCAATGCCACCGGCGGCGTTAATAGCCTTACACTTACAACGGCAGGCACCGGCTATACCAATGGTACCTATACCAATCAAGCATTGACGGGTGGAAGTGGCTCAGGCGCTACGGCTACAATCGTTGTAGCAGGCGGCGTTGTGACTACTGTCACGTTATATGCCAAAGGCGATGGCTATGTTGTAGGCAATACCTTGTCAGCGGCCTTGCCTGCAGGTGCAGGATTTGTTGTTACTGTGGCAGCTACGGTTAATTTTGTGTCTTTATGGCAGCATGAAGTCGGGACTGATGCGGTTCAAGATACCACAGTGCTTGCAATTGAGTCATATTTTGAAACAAGTGACCTTGGTTTGGTCTCCGGTGGACCTTCACAGCCTTCACCTGTTGGCGAAAACCGCTGGCTTCGGTTGGAAAGGGTTGAGCCTGACTTCATTCAAGACGGCGAAATGGAGTTGTATGTTACAGGCCGCCCATTTGCGCAGTCTGCGGATGAGACAACAGGCCCTTACGTGTTTGATGCAAACACCGGTAAGATCGATATGCGTGAACAACGTCGTGAATTGCGATTGAAGTTTGTGTCTAACGTGGCTGGTGGCGATTATCAGCTGGGTAAAGTAATCTTAGACGCTGACGTTGGAGATTCAAGACCTTATGGCTCTTAATCCTGCTCAGGTCTATGACCCACGCTACCACACTTTTGAGTCGTGGGCTTGCCTCATGGTTGAGTTATATTCACCACAACAGCTTGCAATCCCTGATGCCAATACTGATTGGAAAGAGTGGGCATCAGGTTTGAAAGCCATTGACGTGTTTACCAATGAAGGTATCCCCGGACCGTATCAATTTGATGATTGGCAAGAGTGGGCTGAGCAGCTTGTCAACGCAGTTAACCCATCTACGAGCTAATTATGGTAGCACAAACACGATATACCACTGCGTATGAGGATATGGGCGATGTTGATGTTGGCACGCCTTCGCAGTCTGCCGGCTATCAATATGCTTTAAACAATCAAGGGCTTGATGCTTTTTATAAAAGCATTAGCGACTTTGTTACTGCAAACATCAATAATCCCGCAGCCATTGCTGAAGCCGCCAACACGTATGGTATTTCCGTTGCAGATATTTCAGCAGCAACGGGTTATGCGCCTAGCGCAGTTAACACGTATTTTGAAACAGCCGATGTGGAGCCACCTGCGCCACCGCCTGCTCCAGTTGTAACTACTCCAGCAGCCACAACAGGCGCGTTGTCTACAGTTACTACACCAACTGCGGTAACTACACCAGCTGCAGTTACTACTCCGGCAGCCACGACAGGTGCATTATCACAAGCTGCGGCAACAACACCAGCTGCTAGCACGACTATGTCTAAAGAAGAAGCTGCAACAAAGTTGCAACAGCAGATTCTTGCGCAAGGTACAACAGATAAGTGGTCAGGCGAGGGTAAGGGTTCAGCGGAAAAGAATGCTGCTGACATGGCCAAGATTTTGGCTGATACCGGGATTACAGACATTAGCCAGTTTGGCAAAATCACTACGTATCAACCCGTTGAAGTAGTAGGTAAATCGTATGACGGTCAAGCTGTTAGAACTTACACTGACCCTGACACTGGCGTAACAACGTCATACATTTCAAAACCTACGGGTCAAACAGATGGCGAAGGCAATGAAATTGTTTCAAACATAGTAGTTCCGCCTACTGCAAAGTTAGACAATTTGTATGGCGTGACTGACCCTGAGGGTGGTGTTGCTGTTATTGACCAGTCTAAAGTAACCATGAAAGATGGCCAGCCTGTAATGGCTGCCGGTGAAACATTTGGTAATAAAGCTACAGGTCAAGCTGTTGCCAATACATATAGTGAGCGCCAAACCGGTAATGCTTTTGGTGGCACGTTTGATGGTAAAGGCAACACCGGCTATCGAGTACAGTTTACACCTGACGGTCAGCCAATTTTTTATACCACTGGCGCATCAAGTAGTGACATTGGCAACCTTGCGCCAATTTTAGCTATTGCATCATTCATTCCTGGTGTTGCCCCATTTGCACAAGCCATTAATGCAGCAATTGCAATTAACAATGGTGATGTGCTTGGCGGTTTGGCAAGCTTGGCAGGTGTTGGTGGCTACACTGATGCTGCAACTGGACTTCGTGTTGCTAGTGCATTGGATAAAGGCGACATTAACGGCTTAGTATCAGCATTGGTAAATAACCCTAGTGTTGGTGCATTGGCTAACACCACCATGCTGACTGATACCATTTCATTGGCAGATGCTGGCAATGCGTTAAACGTAGGCACCAATCTTGCCAATGGCAATTATGCAGGGGCTTTATCCGCTGCGGGGCAATTAACTGGCAGTTCAGATGCCAAAACCGCTGGTGCTGCTTTAAACTTGGTTAACGCCATCAATTCCGGCAATGAGACAGCAATTATTAACGCTGCAGCAGGATTGGCAACCACAGCTAATGCTGCCAACAATATTACTAATAGCAACATTGCAAGCTCGTTGGTAAATAAGGCTACAAACAATGCTGCAACTACAGCGTTGAATGACCCAAATACAGCGTCTGCCGCAACGCAGCTAATTAGTGATCTTAATTCCACAGCGGCAACATCGAACCTTGCAACTAAAGAGATCGTTTCCAGCATCAATGACAACATTGGCGCATTAAGCACAATTACTGGTAATGTAAACAACC